AGCCTCAATAGCGGCCTTCAGCGCCTTGTCATCCGTGTTGCTTAGACTGCTAAACATCTCTGCTCGCACTTTGTAATTAATTGAGTCCTTCCAGCTTATTAGGTGGGATAGGCCGTTAACGCTTTGGTGAAGTGCTACATGGTAACCTTCTGCCTTTAGTGTCTCCATTAGGTATGGAGTTACAAGTCCAAAATGTACGTCCACTTCTGACTCATTGCGCTCTGATGCCCAGTTAATCATAGCGTGTACTGCTTCGTATGCTTTCTCGCTTACTTGTGTCGATTGATCTTTTGCTTCTGTTGCTTTCATGTGTGTGTGTTTTTGGTAAAGATACTCGTTTTGTTCAAACGTACAAACTATTTATACTTTTTTTAGTTGCCTTCATTATTTAGATAAATAAATCAATTTAAAAATGAGCAGTATAAAAGACCTAATAAAGAGTGTCTTTGGTGAGCAGCCCTCAGAGGTGAAGTTTGCCGAGGCAGAGCTTGAAAACGGCCAAGTTATCGAAGCCGAATCGTTCGAGCCAGGGAGCAGCGTATTCTTACGCACCGAAGACGGGCCAATTCCATTGCCTGAAGGAGAGTATCTTCTTAAAGATGGTTCAATGATTATGGTAGCGGCCGATGGCACTATCGCAGAAATCACACCTTCAGCAGAAGCCGAAGAGCCAGCAGCAGAAGCAGCAGCGGTCAAGGAAGAAATGTCTGAAGAGAAGGAGTTCGTGACTAAAGAAGACTTCGAAGCGTTTAAACAGGAGGTACTAGAAGGCGTTAGCTTGATGGCTACACAAATGAGTGAGCAAAAGAAGAAAGTAGAATTAAGCGATGGCGCTAAAGCAGAATTGGAGCAACTCAAAAAAAGCCTCCACAAAAAAAGAAACCTTAACAAAGAAGAGAACACGGATAAGAACCCGCCTCTTCCTAAAACGAGAGAAGTCCGAAACAAATTCTTTGATCCGCATATCACTCGTGTTCGAGAAAATAACGAAAAATTCATAACTCAATAACAAAATGGCTACAACTACATCATTAACCACAACTTACGCTGGTAAGTTCGCTGGAGAATACATTTTTTCCGCTCTAAAATCGGGTGACACTCTAGCGAAGAATCTCGTTACAGTTAAACCAAACGTAAAAGAGGCGGGGGTAACAGTTAAACGAATCAGTTCTGATGGTATTATCAAGAACTCAACGTGTGACTTTACGCCAACTTCAACGATCACAATTGACGAGCGTAAACTTGTAACCAAGAAATTACAAGTTAACCTTCAACAATGTAAAGAGGATTTTGAAAGCGACTGGGACGAAGAGTCCATGGGTTCTTCTGCATTTACTAATATGCCTCCTGCTTACGTTACGGCTATTCTTGAGTACTTGCAAGCGCGAGTAGGACAAGATGCCGACCGTTTAATCTGGCAAGGTAACGATGCCTCAGCTGATGAGTTCGACGGGTTTACTACTCTTATTGCTGCTGACGGAACTATTCCAGCAACGCAAGACCTTACAGGTGCTGTGGTAACAAAAGACAACGTGGTTGCAACATTGCAAGCGATCTACGAAGCGATTCCAGATAATATCTTTGGAGATGATGACCTAGTTATGGCGGTTGCGCCTAACGTGGCAAGAGCTTACCAAGCGGCTTTGGCTGGATTCGGAACAGCAGGACTAGGAGCAGCGGGTTACCAAAACAACGCTTTTGTTGGTGAGAAGCCTTTAGATTACTTAGGTCTTCCAATGTTCAGCGTAGGTGGTATGCCTTCATCTGATATTGTTCTTTACAAACGTTCAGAGTTCTGGTTCGGAACGGGTGTTCTTGCTGATTGGAACGCTATCCGATTGTTGGACATGGCTGAAATTGACGGAAGTCAAAACATCAGAATGGTGATGAGATTCTACGGAGGTGTGCAGTACGCTTTTGCAGGAAACATTGTTTACTACAACGGAGCAGAATCATAAACCTTTAAACCTTAAAACAAATGCCAGCAAATTGTGACATTTCGAGTGGACGAACGCTGCCTTGTAAACAAGGTAGCGCGGGACTGCTCTCAGTTTATTTCATTAACAGACCAGTTTTAGTAAGTTATGATTCAACAGACCCGACCCTAGTGGATGACATTACCACTTCAGCGGCTGGGGCTATCACAGCTTACCAATACGAACTTGATAACGATGGAGCTAATTACACTGAGAACTTAAACGCAGACAGAAATAACGGCACGTTCTTTTACGAGCAAGTTATTACAGTAGCGTTGCAGTCACTCCAAGAGCAAGACAAAGCACAGTTCGACAGCCTAGCGAAAGGTAGGCCGTTGGCTGTGATTCATTACAGAAACGGTAAAGCGGTTCTAGTAGGTATTTCCAGAGGCTTAGACACCTCAGGCTCGAATACTTCTGGAGGTGCGCTAGGCGATTTTAGCGGCTACAATTTGACACTAACAGCCAATGAGAACAGCTATGCTCCTTTTCTGAAAGATTCTACTGTTGATAACCCATTTGCAGGGCTAACAACTCCACCGACGGTTAACAACGGAGAATCGTAGATTTGATCTTTCATGTGTGTTTAGAAAGGGGGTGGTCGAAAGGCTGCCCCTTTTTGTTTTAGAATAGTTTCTGTTGCCTTCTAGCGAGTTCTATTCTTTTGCTTGCTGCATCAAAGTATTCCTTATCTAACTCACAAGCCGTTAGATCAAAGCTTAGAGCGTCACAAGCAACCGCACTGCTCCCGCTTCCTAAGTGTGTGTCTAGTATCTTGTCACCTTCTTTGGCATAGTTCATTAGAAGCCATTCGTATAATTTGACAGGCTTTTGAGTTGGATGTATTTTATTTGTATGGTTGTGCTTATGTATTCCATAATCAAACATTTTAGCAGGTTTTTTTAACCCCATACTTACCCACGCATATTCAGCAGTTGCAAAATTATCTACTGTTTGCTTTTTATTCCATATGCAAAAATATTCGCTTGGTGGCATTATAAAATTATTAGCACCCCATACAATTTGATTTTTGCTAACTCTAAATAATTCATCCCAATATTCTTGACTTGGCTTTGTATCCCATTCAATACCATTTTTATTAGTTCTTTCATCCATTTTAAAACGTGTATTTCCAAAACCTTTTTTAAATCTTTCTATCCCATAAGGCGGATCAACTATTGCAAGGTCAAAGTGATTATCTTCAAACTGTTTCATAAACGGTAAGCAGTCAACATTGTGTAATTCTATTTTACTTCTATACATAAGTACAAATATAGCCTTTTTATTTGTGGTGGCATTATATACTTAGATGCTAATTTTAAGACCCGTCACAACAAGCCAAAGCGTATCTACTAGATGTAGGTCACACTCATTTGATGGCTACCTATTTGTATACCGTTTATCTTTTGGTTATTACGCTCAAGTTGTAGCGTTCACTTATGCAGATGGAGACATAACAGGCAACCTTGCGTTACCGCTGTCCGATCTTGATGAAGAAAAGAAAGACATTAGAATCTTTTCTGTTGACTCTGCCAATGCGGTAGTAGGAGGGATTAGATATGCGGGAGGTATTAGTTACAGTTCAGACGATTGGGTTGCTGCGCTAAATGAAATCATTGACGCTAACCAGATCAAAGAAATCTTTCGGGGTTCGATGCTTGTGACAAATCAAACAGACTTGAATAAATACAGATTATATGGCGAGTAGAAAGCCTCGAGCAAACGAGAAAACGGTGTATGCCGTGAATCATAATAGCTATGTCTCACCACGAATAGAAGACGATGCAAAGGAGAAGTGGATAACATGGGGAAGAAATAACTCTTACTGGCGATTCCTTACTGAGCTATCGCACAACAGCCCCTCGAACGGTGCTTGCCTCAATGGTATCTTTAGACTTGTTTACGGTGACGGCCTACATAAAAAAGATGGATCTACACCGATTGATATTCTTGCGCGATTAAGTGAACGCGACCTTCAAAAAACTATCAACCAATTTGTCAAGACAAATAAGATTACCCTTCAGGTTGAGTACAACGTAAGCACCGATGAAACGGAAGGTGTAAAGAAATCAATTACAGGCGTATTTTTTGAAGCTGGCGAAAAGTTTGCTCTTGGAAAGAAAAACACAGAGGGAGAGATTACAACTATTTACTACTGCGAAAAGAGTTGGGAAGACAGAAGAACAACGAAGCTTGCAATTCCTGCTTTTGGATTTGGTAGTGATACGGACGAGGTAGAGATATTTTACTATGAAAAGCCGCACGACAACAACGCCTATTACGGGCCTGTTGATTATCAAGCGGGTCTTCAGTACGCAGAGCTAGAGGTTGAGACTGCCAATTACCACATCAACATGAGCCATAACGGTTTCACTCCCAGTGCTTTAATCAATCTGAACAACGGAATCCCTGACGCTAATACGCGTAAAGATATTATTCAGGACATAGTAGGCGCAAGAACCGGATCAAGCAACGCAGGAAAGATAGTTGTACTATTCAATAGGGATTCAGGTAGTGCAGCAAGCATTGAGCCATACAGCATACCAGACGCACACAAGCAATACGAGTTCATCTCTAAGGAGTCAATGGAGAAGATATTCCTATCTCACAACATTACCTCTCCTTTGCTTCTAGGAATACGCGACACGGGCGGTGGCCTTGGCTCTAACTCTGATGAGATGAGACAAGCCTACAATCTATTCAACTTAATGGTGCTTGAGCCTATAAGACAGAATATCATTGAGGCTTTAAAGATGATCTTCCCGAAGGAATCGGTTAACCTAGAGTTCAAGCAATTCGACTTCTTTACTAAAGAGCTAGAGGCAAAGCCAGAACAGCCGAAGCCTAATGTCGCAATGAGTGAGCAGATGGAAATGACTAATTCCGAACAGTCGTTTTTTATTACTGAGCTTGAGAAGTACGGGGAAAAGATAGACGATGATGAGTTCGTATTGATTGGCGAACAGGAGGCGGGAAGTATGGAAGATGAAGAGAGCTACCTTTCTTCTCTTCGAACTCATGCAGATGTACCAAGCGCGGACAGCGATCAACCACAAGACAAGAGCAAGCAAGATTCAGGTCTGTACATGGTGCGATACTCTTACGGGCCACAAAAGGCAAGTACCGATAGCCGCGACTTCTGCAAGTTCATGGTGTCTGCAGCAGAAAGCGGTGTAGTGTATAGAATGGAGGACATAGCCAAGATGAGTCAAGAGGGTGTTAACGGACAGTTTGCGCCACAAGGTCGCACGTTCTATGACCTATGGAGATACAAGGGCGGTTCGTACTGCCATCATCGTTGGTTTAGACGTGTCTACTTCCGTAAGCGAAACAACAAAGGAACGTTTGACCCTAGAAGTAAAACGCCACAGCTAGAGAATGAAGAGCGAGTGAGCATTGCAAGCGCAAAAAAAGCGGGCGTACCTTCCTCAAAGCTTGAGCCAACAGGAACAAAAAAATCAGAGACGAGACCAATTGACATGCCTTACGGAGGTAGTTTAAAGAATAGATAACGATGAGCGCAAATACATTATTAATCACCGCCAAAGAAGTAAGGGAGTACACATCTCTAAAGGGTGCGGTTGATAGCGATTACATTGACCCCGTTATCAAAGTAGCGCAAGACTTAGGACTTGCGTATGTCTTAGGTTTTAATTTGATGACAAAGCTGCAAACGCTTAAAGAAGCTGGAACAGTACCAACACCATACAGCACTCTTTTAAATACATATGTCAAGCCTTATATGTGGCACTTGACAGCCGCAGAGGTGGTTGATTCATTGCGTATCGATCTAAACAACCAAGGTACACTGGAGAAGAACAGTAACCAAGGTACAAGCGTATCCGTTAACGAGTACAACAGCGTCAAGGCTAACCTTATGAGGAAGTCTGATGGCTACAAGAAACTATTAATTGAACACCTTTGCCGATTCGGCCACAACTACCCTGAGTATTACACTGATCAAAATGGAAGACAAGACCCCACCGCGAGCGCAACCTTCTACGGCATCGACAATTTCTGATTACAAGAGCGACATCCGAAAGCAAAAGCTTTTCCTGTACCTAGAGAAAAAAGGTATCCCCTGCAAAGACTGTAAATAAAATTTGCACGTCTCGTTTTGTTTTGTACATTTGTATAAAACAAATAGGAAATGACAAAAAGAAAAACAGTACAAGACGCAATGGAAATGCGTCCAAAAGATTTAGCCAAAGCGTGTGGCGTTTCAATTCACGCTGTCTACAAGTGGCGCTCCCTTTACAACAAGTCTAAACTCTCGGACTGGCGCAAACACAAAATCGAATTTCTTCTTAACTAAACACAACACACATGAAAGATCAAAGCAAAGAACTGGCTCTAGTCAGTAAAGACGACCTCTCTCTAGTAGGAGGGAACGCACTCAACGAGAAGCAACTTCAACTACTATTAAAGCGAACGCCTAGCGCATACGTTAAACAACGACCAGCGAAAGGTGGCGGCACATGGAGCTACGTTACAGGCGGCTATGTCCGTAAAGTACTCAACTTAATGTTTGGGTTTAAATGGAACTTCGAGATAGTAGACGAGCAAATCTTTCCCACTGAGGTAGTGGTCAAAGGGAAGCTAACCGTTGAGACTGACAGCGGCCTCATCGTTAAAATGCAGTACGGTAACAAGGACGTAATGTGCAAGCGCGGAACGGATACACCTTTAAGCATTGGTAATGACCTCAAGGCCGCTTGTACTGATGCCTTAAAGAAATGTGCTGCGGAGCTAGGAATTGCCGCAGACATTTATAACGCGGAAGACTTCCGAGAGGTTAAGATAGCTGAAGCACAAACGAACTATGATAACATTGTTGACGATGAATAACGAGCTAACATTTATAGAGGACATCCTTTGTCCTGACCACTTAGTCTTAAAGTGGTGCTTCCAAGAGATGGTATTCAAGACGGTTATATCTGACGCTGACCTTGACTGCTTCGAGGTGACATTTTTAGCAGGATCAGGCTACCGAATAAACACCGAAGCATATTCTTGGGTTATGATTGACGATTTATTTCAGTACATTGACCAACTGAATGAGTTAGATCAATTAGCCTTTACGCTCTATGATATATTTTTCAACGAAGACGACGACATAATTATAGAGAGCTTCACTGACTACATCAATGGAGAGGGCTACATTATCAAGCAACCTAAAAGCATAAATTAAGAATAAACACACAACTTTAATAAATAACAAAACAACATGAAAGAAGTAATAAGAATCGGAGAAGTAGTTCAGGAATCTAAAACGCCAGTAGAGTTTACGCATTATCTTGAAATCAAGGGATGGACTAATGAAATTGGATCAAAACCAAATCACTATGATAAAATATTATATTTAGGGAATGACCTTAGAGACGGTGATTTATTTGCGGCTTACGAAGATGCTTGTATAAATATCTACAAAGGACACCTTAACTCAGGAAAATACTAGACATGAAAGACGGGATATATGATGACATTGACATCAAAGATTACCACGAGAACAGAGAGATAGTATCATCGACAGGACTGAAGCAAGCAAAGAAAAGTACGCGGAACTTTGTATGGTATGTGATACACGGAACGGAACGGAAGTTAACCTTTGACTTTGGAAATGCCTTCGAGGTTGCGCTAATGGATGCGGTCAACGGAACTAAAGAGTTTGAGAAAACCACTGCGGTACTACCTACGAAGACATGGACAGAGGAAGCTTTAGCGGTTAACCCCGCATTAGTTTCACCGAAGGCAAGCAAGACCTACAAGGAATTGCAACAGGCTTTCTTGGAGAAGAACCAAGACAAGTACTTAATTCCTGACGTTGGAAGCGAAAGCAAAGAGTGGGTAGACCACATGGTCTACTCCTGCAAGAGTAACCCTACAATCTTTAAGCTCCTTCAAGGGACGACCTACCAAAAGTCTTTGGTCTGGACTGATCCAGAAACGGGGGTTAAATGCAAGACACGCCCCGATATTTGCATGGTCAAAAAGAATGTAGTACTTGACATTAAGACTACAATCGACGCAAGTCCCAGAGGTTTCGCTAAACAAGTGGCGAACATGGACTACCCGCTTCAAGCGGTAATGCAATGCCAAGGGTGTTTGCACACTGGATTGATGCCAGAGATAAACAAATACTTCTGGTTAGCCGTGGAAAAGTCTGCACCGTTTAACGTGGCGTTATATGAACTAACTCAGGACGACCTAGAGTACTTTACCGATGAGTATAGTTATATCCTTAAACGATGCGCTAAGGGCCTCAAACAGATTGTGGAGTATAAACAGGAAAGCGACATCTACAAATTTGCTTCTTACGGGGAGAACTCAGACAACAAGCACGGGATAATCCCGATTGAGATTCCATTATGGTACAAAAATGAAATGATATGAAAAAGGTATATAAAGAAGGTCAAGAGTTAATGCATCGAATCAACAAGAATCTAGGGTACAACATCTCAATGGGGTCTAGGCTCACCGAGGTAGTATCTTATCGCCAAGCGTTTATGGTGTTCTTGAGATTTGAAACAACTCTAGGAGTCTCGGACATTGGTAAGTTGGTGAAAAGAGATCACTCGACCGTACTACACGCTGAGAAGAACCACATGAAGCATATGCTAGGCGAGACAAACAAGGCAGACGCTTATCGCGTTGCGTGGGAAAACGTCACCCAATTAGCGAACACAGGGAAAGAATTTAAGGAGGAAGAATATACAGAGGGAATGCCTACCTTTAGCCTCAATGTATCTCTTCGAAAGAAAGTACATAACTTAGAGCGCAGAGTAAAGGATTACATTATGGAAATAACCATAGTGAAAAGCGATAACAAAAAGCTCAAAGAAAAAATGAAAAGGATGGCAAGAGATTTACACAACGACCCTACCATTGCATTTGACAAAGGGCCACTCGTTAAACAGGTAGAACACAACTGGGAGTTCACTAGAGAGAAGCCACAGGTAGACAATTTCACAATAGCAGGTATTAAATATTTTTAACTAAACAACAAACAAAGATGAGTAAGCTATTTTTAGGTTCGATCGACCTCAACAAGATCAACAAAGCAGACATTGTTACTACCGATAAGAACGGGAACGCATTTCAGAACGGAGCGAAGTATTTGAATGTAACCATTTGGCTGAACGATGAGCCAGATAAGTACGGTAACAGCATCGGCATCAAGTCAGGCGACAAGGATAACTCCTACTATGTTGGGAACGCTAAGGAGTACATCAAGCAAGGCGCGGCCAATGTAAGCAGTGAGCCAGTGCCGAATAGTTATAGAAAAGATGACGGTGATGACCTTCCCTTTTAGTAGATAAAAACAAACACTCACAAGTCCAAAGTATTCGGTAGAACAGCACCGAGTGCTTTGGCATTTTTAAACACATGAAACCAACAAAAAGAAAAGCCTTTAATTTTTTACGGTCATATTTTGATGTGATAAATGAGTTGCCCGATGACAAGGATAAGCTCTCATTTTTGATCGCAATAATAGAAAAGCAGTTTCTAAACAAAGACCCCGAAGGATTGGAATTCATCGCGAAATTATGCTACGAAAGTCAAAGGCATCAAATTGAGACTTCCGTAAAAGGTTGGGAGCGAGCAAGTAACGACACCCTAGGGACTACCCCCCCGACCCCCTTGGGGACTACCCCCCCGACCACCCCCAAGGAAGAGGAAGAGGAAGAGGAAGTACAAGGGGAAGAGAAAGAAGAAGAGAAAGAAGAAGAAGAAGAGAAACAAACGCGCAAAAATGCGCTGGTGGATGAGAAGATTAAAAAGTTGGAAGCCTTTAATTTTTGGTGGGATGTTTACGATAAGAAAACAGATCGGAGTAAATGTCTCAAAAAATTTCTTACATTGTCCATTGAAGACATGAGGAAGTGCTACGATCACAGTAAGCTCTACGCAAAAGCTCAACCCGATAAGCAGTACCGAAGAAACCCTATTACATACCTAAACAATGAAAACTGGAAAGAAGATGAATTTACCAAGCCGCGTACAACAATCAAACCTGGAGGTCTACACTCAGAAGAAACTAGAAACAATCTTGAGCGGCTCAAAGTCCGTTGGGCAGAAATGTGAAGCACTCGTAAAAGCTCACTGGTCGGGAGAAATCAAACTAGACTCCATCCGAACGGCTTACATCAACAAGCGAAAAGAACTTGAGCAGAAAGTTGTAAAAGCCATAGGAACGATTTTGGTGTACTATCCAGATGCAAGTGGATACCTAACATCACCTGAACTAATAGAAGAGTTCTGTGATGCTCTAAACCAGCGACAGCCACAGATACTGATTGAAGAGATACCGCTGATTGTAAAAAATGGTATGCAGACTTACAAATACCACACTTCGCCAAAGCTGAACGACCTACTGAACTTCTTTGATGATTACCAAAGCAAGCGGGTTGATCTAAAAGAAACCTTTGAGCATAACCACAAGGCGCTAGAGAATAACCACGACCAAGGGTATGGTAAACTTCTATCCGATGTGTACGTCAATCATCAAGAGGAAATTCAAAAGACGATCGAAGAGCAGAACGCAAAGCAACGCGAATCATTTTCTGAAGAAAGGAAAAAAAGGTGGCGCGGGTTGTTTAAGAAATAATATAGTATATTTAACCCGATGATAACAATTCAACACGTCATGGATTTGGAAGCCTACCTGCGGGTGTGTTGCGCTGAAATCTGCAATAACAAAGAGTTAATCAATGATTCTATACAGGACACATACTTATACATCTTGGAGCGTGAGCGCGCCGATGGTCTGGACTTTCTGGAATGGAAGGGAAAAGCGAACAAGCACTACCTGCGTATGCTTGCCACTCATAAACTCCTCATGCGTCTCAGGTCAGACAGTAGAAGAGTCGCAAGGAACGAGCAATACATGGGACTACACGGTGAATTTGAACACCTTGAGTCCGAACATGACCACAACATCAGAGCAGGTCTTGTCCTCGATGGTATCGACGAACTCGAACCCTACTCACGCGAACTTATTAAGCTGGTATACTTTCGCAAGACGAAGCAGAAAGATTTGGCTGAGGCTTTGGAATTACCTTACATAACAATAAAGAGAGATGTTAAAAAAGCAAGAGAACTCATCAGAGAAAAAGTTAACGCCGAAACGCGGAAGGCCTCGTAAAAAAGCCGCCGAACCAAAAGGACTAGGCGACAAGGTTGAAGAGGTTCTGAACAGCAAGTTAGTTGCGCCAGTAACGAACGCAATCAAGAAAGCAATATGGAAGGACGGCGAAGACTGCGGATGTGATGAGCGCAAGGAAAAGTTGAACAAGCTTTCAGGAAGTATCTTTCGTAAAGCTCGTTGCCTTACTGAATCTCAACACAAGATACTTGCAGAAGAGCTACCAAAGATTAAAGGCTCTCTAGAATACGATTCATTAAGTAAGCTTGCAAAGGTACACGCAGGGGTGTTCAACTATCAATTCGAAGGCCCTTGTTCAAGTTGTGGTGCTAAGAATCAAAGAATCATTGACCAGCTTCGAGTGCTGTTTGATACATATAAATTAGAGAAATGAACTGGATAAGCGTTAAGGATAAGCCATTTCCGAAAGACAGACCTTTTCTTATTTACACATATTATAGTGATGACTATCATACTTCTAGTTATTTTTGTGTTGTTGAATTAGAAGATTATGGAGAGGCAACGCAGTATATGACATCCCCAAGTGTTAGCGGATACGAATGGGAGCATAATTTTAATGAAAAAGACATAACCCATTGGTCTGAACTAGAAAAACCACAGGTATGATATACGCGACACCTTTATTAATTATAAGCCTTTTTGTTATTGGCGCCTTACTCATAAAAAGAAATCATAGATGACACCGAAAGAAAAAGCTCAGCAGTTAGTTGAAAAATTTACTAATCACACGTTATGCTTTAATGATAAAGGCTCACTTAGTTGTGGAGTTTGGTTAGAAAATGATAAAAATTGCGCTTTAATTGCTGTGGACGAGATACTAATAGAACACGTCAGTCTTGATTTTTGTTTATCAGAGCAGGATGAAAGAATTGCTTATTGGAGAGATGTTAAAGAAGAAATAGAGAAGTTATGATAGCAGTCTTCAGTTGTAAGCATGGGAGAGACGAGGTTAACGCATTGTTTATTGAGAATATGCGATGGCTTCGTGAACACTTTAATCTAGAGCTGTTCATGGCTACAACTCACGGAGAGACATTTGAAGAGCCTTGGATACATACGATCAAGCATCCGAACAGACCTCTTGGTGGTAAGTGGAACGCAAGCATTGGTCTTGCACTTGCACACGAAGAAGCAGATAGATTTGTTGGCATGGGAGACGATGACATCATTAGCCCCGAATCATTACAAGTCTTGATTGACACGAAGGAGCATCATGTGGGAACTAAGTCAGTTTGTTTCATAGACCCATATCAAGAGTTAGCGGTTAGGTCGGAGTATGTCTTTGAGTGTGATAAGCTAGTCGGAGCAGGAAGGACATTTACCAGGGAAGCAGTAGAGAACTCAGCGCACTTTGTTAACGTGAAGCTAAGGAGAGAGATTAACAATGGAGGCCACAAGTTAGTAGCTAACCAAGTGTTGAATGTAAACGTCAAGCAAGCAAAGTACCTAGTTCAAAGAGGTCTTGCAAACGTAGTCAAAGGAACGTACCGCTTTGAGTTCTTCGGTCACGAGAATAACAGCGGGATGGATCACACAAGTGACATGAATCTAGTGCTTGCAAACTACCTACCCAAAGCGATTGAGTTACCTCACGAGATTGTAGACGTTAAGACAAAGGAAAATATTTGGAGCTACGACAGGAGAAAGAACGATAAGGGTGCGAAGTCTATTCCCTACGAGGAAGCCATCAGTTGGTTCACACCTAAGCTTAGAGATCAATTACAAACAATTAAAAACACATAAACATGAGAGAAGCAATAAGAATAAATGAAAAAGAGGTTGACGAAAATCCTATTGAATTAACCCACTGCCTTCAAAATAAAAGTGAAAGGTGGTACGAGATGAAGGTGAATACTTGTGATTACAGTAAAATAGTTTACTTAGGGGTTTGCGATGGTTGGGACAGGTTCGCTTGTTACAGGATCTCTAATAGATTATCTTTATGGAAAGGGCATTTAAACTCAGGCAAGTACTAATGGATGACATCTACAACATAGACTGGATAAACATAGACGGCAACCACATACACAAGACAGCGATAATCAATCGCGAGTTTGTTACAATGGGAACGGGAAACGTCATAGGGCCGTATACCTGCATAGGAACGAACGGAGAGATCAGAGGAAAGGACTTTAGAGAGTTCAAAGGTCGGGTCTGGATTGGTGACAATAATACCATAAGCGAACACGTTACTATTCAACGGCCGTTTGAAGAGGCTCAAGAAACCTATATAGGAGATGATAATATCATAATGGCTCACGCTCACATAGGGCATGACGCGTATATTGGTTACACCTGTGAAATATGCACCTCAGTAGTTATAGGTGGTTATTCAGTGGTTTGGAACAGAAGTAAAATAAAGATGGGTAGCATCATAAGAAATAGGGTTACTGTTGGGTTTGATGCTATAATTGGCATGGGTTCTGTGGTGACTAAAGATGTAGCTCGTGGAGTAGTTGTATATGGCAACCCAGCAAAACAAAAAATAGATTAAACAATTTATTTCGATTATGGATAAGAGAAAGAACAACGGAGGCAAAAGAGATGGAGCAGGGCGACCACCAAAGGCAGACGAGCAGAAGTTAATTGAGACGCTAAAGCCGTTAATGCCCGCAGCATACAAGGCACTTGAGTCAGCACTTAAAGAGGAACAGTCGTGGGCGGTGAAGCTTGCAATGGAATACTTCTACGGCAAGCCACATCAAACGGTTGACAATAATATAAAGGTTGAAGAAATCAAGAGACCTATTTGGTTTGATGAAGAGTAAACAAAAACAAACAAGACCTGCAAGGCAATTAACTTTAACCATTGTTAGGCACTTTAAATTATGGAAAGAATTATTCAACAACTAAAAGAACAGCGAGAAAAAGCTGAAAAGACATTTATTAAAAACAGCTTTGTAAAAAGAAACTGTAAAATTAATGCGCCTTACCCCGATACAGATGCAGACTTAGATGCTATTGGTGAATTAAATATGGCTATTAGTATATTAGAAAATCACGGTGCTTGTAAAGAGTCTGTTTTAAATGGTGCCTAACGTTTAATCTAAGGTGAACAAACAAAATTAACTTGAAGAGCAACCCTAATTTCATACACCTAAAAAGAACAGTTCCTAAAGATAGAATTACACTACTCCAGGGAGGTACTAGAAGCGGGAAGACTTGGGCCGTCATCTACTACCTCATCTGGATGTGTGATAACTACACGGGGCTTGAAATAGATATATGTCGTGACACCTTCACGGCTTTGAAGGCTACCGTTTGGAAGGACTTCAAGTTTATACTTCACGAGCTAGGAGAGTACAACGTCAAGAATCACAACCGTACCGATCACATCTATTACCTAAACGGTAACACCATCAACTACTATGGAGCTGACAACCCTGAGAAGATACACGGACGGTCAAGGGATATACTCTGGATCAATGAGGCTCATCAACTTGCAGAGGAAACGGTAGACCAACTTTTCCCGCGCACCAAGCACAGAATTATAGGAGACTACAATCCCGCACTTGCAGAAGACCATTGGTTGGATAGGTACATACCTGAGTACCCTCCGATCATTACGACCTACAACGATAACCCACACTTAACCAAGTCGCAAGTTCTCGACATCGAGAGCCGAAAGCAGAATGACTATTGGTGGGCTGTTTATGGTACTGGAATCAGAACTAAGCCAGTAGGAGCAATCTTCCAGAATTGGACGATAGGAGAGTTCGATAATTCATTACCGTTTATCTATGGTCAAGATTACGGGTTCTCCAATGACCCTACTACATTGGTCAAGGTTGCCATCGATGAAGGTCAACGCATCATCTACTGTGAAGAACTACTCTACGAGAAAGGACTAGGGACTCATCAGATAGCAGAGATCCTAAAGAAGCAATGTGGTGAGTCTTTAATAATAGGTGACAGCGCAGAGCCTCGATTGATAAGTGAACTACAAGCGGAACACATTAACATTGAAGGAGCGCAGAAGGGACAAGGATCGGTAACGGGTGGCATTGGTAAGATGCTTGACTACAAGATAGTGATAACACCAACCAGCGAGAACCTACGCAAAGAGTTCAACAACTACATCTGGGCATCCAAAAACGCAGTAGTACCTGTCGATAAATGGAATCACCTTATTGACGCTGTACGTTATGCCTTCACTCGTTTAAGTGGTGACAAAGGAAATTATGCTTGGGGAGTTCAATAATAAATAAATGCAATAAAGTTTGTACGTTTGTATTAAATAGTTATCTTTGAAGTATAGAAACAAACACAAATACAAAAAACATGAACATTTCAATTTTAAGAGACACAGACTTTTCATTTGTTAAAACAACCATAAACAAAAAAGGCAATGAGTTTAGTCGCAAACTAGAAGAAGGATCAATAGATTATGCTAGTGCTTGCTCAAGCTTTCATCAACAAAATGTACTCATAAAAATAGGCAACAAAGTACAGGGTTAAAAAGTTAGCGGTATCAATTATTTTAGTACATTTGTATAAACACAAACAGATATGATAGTTACAAAAGAACAATTAGAAGCAGTACTGCGCAACTACGAAAAGGATAACGAGGACTCAGTGCAGAAGTGTATTGGGTTCTACGATGGCATGGTTGCCGTCCTTGGCTTACTCGATCAGATTAACGACCGCAACGAAAAGGAGAAAAACCCACACACAAATTGATTGAGAACGAAGAAGACATTTGCTCTTGCTGCGAGGAGACTCTAAGCATTTGGGATGAGGTAGACAGCCAAGGCAAGTGTGACGACTGCCAAGCAAACGCAGATCAAGACTACCGTGAAGAGATGGGACTAGAAAGATCAAGAGAAGAATAAATAAAAACACAACATGAAAAAAATAATCCTAATACTAGCATTGATTACACTGGCATCTTGCAGCACCTTCAAAGGTGTTGTGCCAGGTGAGCATTACAAGGTGTATGACGTATACCTAAACAATCCAAACAAGTACTCCTTTAAGTACAAGGTCGAGGTATATCTACTCAAAGCGCCAAACGCAAATAATACTTACTTTATGACCAACGACTCTGCATACTACCCTGGAGAGATTGTTTACTTTGACATTGACCACCATACTAATTAGAAATGAGAGAGAAAAAAGAATTAAACGTACCAACATCTGCAAAGGACATTCCTTTGACGACCTACCAACATCTGATCTCATGTGATGAGACGCTTCAGAAAGATCCCTATTATGTCATAGCGTTGCTCTGTGGTGTTGATGTGAAGGTAATACAAGCGATGCGAGAACAGGACGTGTTTAAGGTTATGCAGATAGCAGAGAGCGCGGTCAAATTCAACCACCAAGAGTTCCAGCACAAATGGAAACACAAAGGTATTCTTTACGGTTTTCATCCGAACATGGAGGCTATGACTTTGGGAGAGCTCACAGATATGGAGAACTACATGAATGATCCTGAAACTTATCATAAAGGGATGGCGGTATGCTTCAGGCCTATAACTAAAGAGTATGACAGTTTAGGTGGTCTATACGAGATCGAGCCATACAGAGGCACAGGAGAGACTTCCGACATAATGAAGAACATTCCTCTATCTTATTTCTTTGGAGCTCGCACTTTTTTTTTGACTACTTTAGAAGAATTAAACAAGATTTTCCAGCAATATTTAGAACAACATTCAGAACAGACGTAGACCTAAAGGCTCGAATGAAGGCTAAAGAGATTGGTGAGGTGTACGGATGGTATACTCATTTCATGCTACTAGCCAAGGGTGACGTTCTAAACATTGCAGAGGTGGTTGACATGAATCATCGAGAGGCGTTCATGGCTTTGAGTTACTTGATTGATGTGAATAATTAGGATTAATTAAAAACGAATTATGAAAGTAAACGAAATATACAATGAAAATTGCCTTGATACAATGGCACGAATGGAGGATAACTTTATTGACTTAACTATTACATCTCCACCGTATGACAATTTAAGAACTTACAAAGGATTTGATTTTGATTGGAAAGCGATAATAAAAGAGCTTTATAGAACAACTAAACAAGGTGGTGTTGTCGTTTGGATTGTTGGTGATGCTACAATTAAAGGAAGTGAAACAGGAACAAGTTTTAAGCAGGCTTTACACGCTATTGATTGTGGTTTTAATTTGCACGATACAATGATTTATTCAAAAGCAAGCCAACCAAGACAAAACGGGCATAGATACGAACAACAATTTGAATATATGTTTGTATTTAGCAAAGGGAAAACTAAAATAAAAAATATCATAAAAGAACCATCTAAAAATGCTGGCAAGTTTGTAAAAAGAACTTGCAGAGATGGCGGAAAAGACGAACTAAAAAGTAGTAAAAATATTGTTTCAGACTTAAAAACAAAAGGGAACGTGTGGTTTTACGGAACTAAAAAAAACGACACAAAACACCCTGCTATATTTCCCGAACAATTAGCAAACGACCATATAATAAGTTGGTCTAATGAAGGAGACTTAATTTATGACTGCTTTATGGGAAGCGGAACAACTGCAAAGATGGCTAAAGTAAATAATAGAAATTACATTGGCTCGGAGATTAGTGAAGAATACTGCAATATTGCAAATGAAAGACTAACTTAGTATTAATGCTAACACCAATAGAAGTCTTTTCCTTAACGTGGCATTATATATATGATGGCACTGAACTACACCGCTTACTACGAACTAACAGAACAATTGAGGGCAGCCTTTGAAGCTGACGAGGCGACCAACCTTGTCAGCTTTGGCGATTTTGGAGGTTACGATAGAGGCAAGGACACAATCACACCTTGCGCTCATATCATTCCTAACCCTATCACAATAAACAACCAAACCATTTCCGTATCTCTTCAGGTATTTTGCTACGACATTCTGAGTCAACAGAAGTTAAGCGAGGAGGAATTGGTCAGCGTTCCAGAAGGACACACGAATCAGATTGACGCACTTGATACAACGCTTGGTATACTTATGCGAGTGTTGAGTAAGTACAACGGGCGCAAGATTAGAGTGCTTGATACTTTCGCTACAATGAGCAGCGCACCTTCATTTGATCCAGTACTTGAGGAAGGAAACAGCGGTGTATGTGGATGGATAGGAACACTCACCTTTGAAATGACAAGCCATGCCGCTAAGTGTTGAACAGTCGCTTAATGAGTTCGCGGAGAAGGTTATATCAAACGCGCAGCGTGAGCTAGGTACAACCAAGCCTCGGAAGTCTTATGAAGCAACTTGGCGCAAGGGTAAACTGTTGAGCTATCAAGTTAAGATGAAGCGCAGACGCTCGGACAATAGCGGCGCACTTCGCGAGTCTTTAGATTACAATGTTGAGAAACTAAAGGACGGCTATCTATTAACTATAAGCAGCCTTGACTACGGTATCTTTGTAAATGAAGGGCGGGAGCCAGGAAAGGGAATACCTCCCCTTGCTTTGCAGAAATGGCTTAGGACTAAACGCATAAGGCCAAAAGATAAAGACGGGAAGTTTTTGAAAGAAAGCTTTAGCGCCTACTCATCTTTAGCGTTCTTGATTAACCGAAAGATTAAACAGTTTGGAATTGAGGCCAATCCATTTATGAGTATGAGCCTTGAGAGATTCCAGCCTGAGTTAGCAGGAAGCATTGGGGAGGAGTACGCTAAGCAAGTTGCGGAAACAATCAGAGAAAGATATTCAAAGAAATTTAACAGATAAGAAATGGCATTTGAGATACATCAAACACCTACCAATAAATACCTAATGACAGGCTCGCCCATTATCGTTGTGGCGGGTGACTCGGTTATCACCTCAACAGATTACAGGGTG